GAAATCTACATCGCTGTGGGCTTTAAAAAAGTCTACTCTGAAATTGTTAAATTGAGCGACAAATTGTTTTAATAAAGACAGGTGCTGTTTATGGTCATATGTTCCTATACTTCCTGCATTTTTCACAATATTTTGAAACGTTGCGTTGAATTCTACGATCTCATTTTGTTTACTTTCGAGGTCGTCAACAATTGCAGATTCTTCTTCTGTGTATTCACTCCCTTTTTCGCTTGCATCCATTTCGGCAACAGCAAGTGCTTGTTTAGCAGACAATTTATTCTTACTTCTGCTAAAGCGATCTCTCAAAGTTGATCCTTGAGAGGATTCCATTATCTCTTCAACTATAAGTCGATTAATGATACTAGGAGATGCGATATTCATCTCGAGTAGTTTTTTTATTAGCGGATGCTTCAACACATCTATTGCAATTGCTTTCTTATTCATTTAAGTCTACTCCAAGTTTCTTCACAGCCATAGCCAAAACGGATTTGGCAGAACCTTCTTTAGCTGCTTTTATGCCGCCCATCAACAAGGCATTTAACAGTTTGATCTCTTCTTGATCAAGACCTTGTATCTTTGGAAATAAAGTATACAATTCTTTAAACTTATTAGCCATTGCTGTTTTAGTTTCTGGTGAGGCTTCTTGGGACTGTGCCTGTTCGGCATTCTCAAGTTCTTCCTTTATAATCTGTTTTAATCTATCTTTTGATATTTTCATTGTGAAAACTCCTGTGTTTTACTACAACTAAATAGAAAAAAAGCAGGCTTTTTGCCTGCTTGTTGTTTAATTAAATTCTCCGTTCGGATCGAACTGGGTCATACTTGTCAGATATTGTAACATCTGTTTTAGTTGAGGGTTCTCGGAACATTGCTGTCCCATCATTGCAATCACTTGAACTTGTTTCATATTAAGACCTTTTTCTCCAAGTTTTCTTGCGGCTTCAAAGCAAATAGCAAACTGTTGTTTTGTATCATCGTCTGCGTCTTGTAAAATCTTTGTAAGCTCCATTAGTTGATCTGATATTGATTCATCCATTTTCATTCTCCTTTAACTTATTAACTAGCCACGAGGAAGATTGTGGCTTATCACTCCCACCAATGCGCCACATCATTTCTATACCAATATGGTCGCACAGGCTCATTTCAGGGGTATTTTTTTCTTTTCGATCTCCACCGTTTGCAAAAGCATCAGGTTTACATCTTCTTAATGCTTCACACACAGTTCCATCTGCATCATCGACAGAGGTAACAGTTGTTACTCCTTTGATATTTCCCATGATTTCTGCTCGTTCTTCAAAAGGCATAAAAACATAGCCCTTTTTTCTCTCAAGCCATTCATCAGAATTGATTATAACCAATACGTCTCCATAACGTGCAGCGTCTTTTATCATTCTCACATGTCCAATGTGTACCGGATCAAAACCACCGGACACAGCAATAACTGGTTTGTTCATTATAACTCCTAAATGTATCTTTCCCAATTTTCGGGAAATGGAATATCTCTATAATACTCTCTTATAGTTATAGCAGGTTTTTTCGGAGTTGTCAAGGGTTTTTTTCCGAATTCTTGAATTGTCTTGTGACCCTTGCGACCATTACAGCGTTTACAGCTTGCAACGATATTTGTCCAAGTACGCTCTCCACCAAGATATTTAGGAACTATATGATCCATTGTGAGATCCTTAAACGAAAAAACACCTCCACAGTATTGGCAGGTGTTCTGATCTCTCCATATAACATTTCTTCTGTTACAAGATATAGTTAAACGGTATTTTGAAACATATGTTTTAAGGACTATAACAGACGGATAGACCGTGTTAAAAGTCGGACCAGTGTGATAACCCTCCAATAACTTTGCACGTCCAGAATAGACCATATTGAAGCCTTTATGGACAGGTATTACTCCTATCGGACGATAGGATGCATCAAGTTTGAGAGTATATGTTGGAGTCACAAAATAACTAGTTTTTAGTTATCAGTTTACCCGCTGCTGATTCACTTGACACTTTGGTTAGACAAGCTTCTGAAAGGGAGAAGTCATCTATAAAGGACTTGAGTTCTCCAAATGCTCTCTTATAATCAGGTATCATCTCAACTTCTGTTTTTCCGCCATGTGAATGAATGGCNTGAACTTCTCCAATATTATCATATATTGTAACTGATGGATGTTCTGATAGCCAAGTTAGTGCGACCTTCCCGTTATCAAATATAAAACCTTGGGCTACCCTTCCTGTTCCGGATATTCCAGATTCATCTTCTGTTCTTTTTAAGTAAAATACTTTCATAGTTTTCATAAGAAATCAAAATTCGGAGGAGGTTTTGGTTCTTCTTCCGTATCCTCTTCTGAATCGTCTTCTATCTCCTCTTTTTGTTTAGGTGCCTTAGTTTCTTCCTTGGGCATCTTATCTAAATATCTCTTGGAAACTAATTGCAAAATATAATATATCACAACTGATGTTTCCTTTGGATTGAAAGGGGTAAAATATAGGGTGTTTCTGGTCAGTTCCATCATGAGAACTTTTTCCCAACTCTTGCCTAGAACATATATCATACATTCTTCTACATACACCTCATAACCTTTGGACTTAAGATGGTCTACCATGGTACGTTCTTGTTCGTCTCTTTCTAGTTCAGTCATATGAGGAAAAGCAAGACCACTGCTTATTGCCTTGAGAATAGTATCTTTAAGCTGTTTTAATAATGTCTCATCCATTATCTTCCTCAGAAGACAAGAGAGAAGGTATGATACTATCAAATATTATTCTTGATGTCTCTTCTGGGCCTGTTGTTTTAAATGCTCGTCCGTTATATCTAAGAGCGTTGTACAATTCCCAATCATTACCTGTTTCTTCGCATCGGTCACCAACAAAATATGCTGGTTGATAATCTTTGAAATGTCTAAGACAGTATGTTTTGTCCCAACCAACTGGGAATATATCAAAGGAGGTATCTCCTCCCATCTTCATTATGATGTTTTTGATACCCATATCATTTTTGATTCGAATATTAAAACCCATTATTTCTTCTTGTCTGAAGGTACTAGAACTTCTATTGTCGAATTCGATAAATTCTTCTCTGTCTGTATCATTTGCGTTTCTACCTATAGGGCACCAGTTTATCATGGAACCTCTATAGTCTATATGGTGACCTGTGAAGGGGATGTCATATAGTTTCATAAGGTGCTGCCGCTGGAGGAGGTACGAAATTAAAGCTCGAAAATTAGTTTCTCCAAGTTTTTCTCTCATATTAACTTGGTGAGCTAAGCGATACTCGCTATTGGCACTATCGGGAGGAGGATAATATTTTGTGCCATTACAGGGGAGGATATGAATACGGTATCTTAATTCCGATCTCTCCAGCAGCATTCCTATTTGTTGGTGAACATAAATATAATCAGAACCGGTTACAATACCTATCTCAGTATGTTTGGCCAATTCCCGCAGAGCAGGAATAATATTGCTTTCCATAACCTTTCTTGGTTTTGTTAGAGTTCCGTCCATGTCAAATAAGACAATGTTTTTCATTTTCACCTACTCTTATAATATAACATACTTGTTGTTACTTGTCAAGTGAAATGTTCATCTTTTTTAAATTTAAATTTAATTCACTAAGACTTAATCCTAGGAATGTCGCGGCATCAAGCTTTGAACGACATGCAGAAAGGGCGAACCTCACAACAGCATCTCTGCATATGGACTCAATAGACTTCCATATTTGGAAGTTATACATACGGTTGTTAAGATATCTTGCAGATAGCTCAAGCTTGACAGAAATGATCTCTTCTAGAGTAAGAGAAGAAAGCATGATCTCAAATTGATCATCAATCTTTTTATCTTTCTTTAATTTGTTTATTGTTGAGTAATAATAGGACTTTCCTTTATACTCATTGTTCTTCTTTTGCCACATTAGGCACCTTCAGGGCTTGATATCTCAGGTTTAGTAAGGTTGGGGTTCAATTCTGATTCATAGGACTTCATCAGCAACTCAAGGTTGTATAAACACCAATCTTTAAACATCTCACGGTCTGCTTCGTTATCAAGATCTAAATAAGCATCGGAAAAGTATGATTGAACAAGTCTAAATGCATCAAATGCTTGGTTACGACCAGTTCTGTCCATGTCATCAAGACCAGTACCAAAATCTTCTCGTTCTGTCTCTACTTCCTTCTTTTTTGCCACATCTTTTTCAACTTGGCTTTGAGGAGGAGGTTTTTCATCCGAGACAACATCAAATACTTCGTCGTCTTGAACTTGAACTTCTATCTCTTGAAGTAATCCGTCCAATTCAGCTTCAACATCAGCTTCAATGTTAGAATCTGCTGGAGGAGACTCTAAGCCTTCTGGTCCTTTAATATCTGCATCAGGTACAGGATTGGGATCTCCGCCTTGGGCATTAAGAGCATCCAACTGTTGAAACAAACTAATAAAAGCATTCAATAAGTGAGCTGTAAAAGATGTCCTTTGTTCTTCCGACGTTGTAAGTTGTTGGAACTTAGACTTGATAGATGGTTTAGCCTTACGGAAAGCATCACGAAGCTTGTTAATACCTGTGTTTGGATGAGGGTTGGCCTGTTCTTTTGCTTCTTTTATCAATCCACGAATAACTTGGCGAAGTTGTTGTTCCTTTCCTGCTTCTCTTTTAATNCTTTCTTTGATTTTATTACGAATGTATTTTCGCAAAAGAACCTCTGCTTGAACTTCTCTAGTCATAATATTTTCATCCTTGTTGTTACGTACAACCCCTTGAACAGCACCGCTGCCCATAGAAGCCATCTCTATTAACTCTTTTAATGTTGTTATCTCAACAATGTTTTTCATTACTCACCACTCTCATCTGTGTTTTGCTTTAACGCGAGCGCAGCTCTGAGTTGTTCAATGGTTAAAGAGTCAAGCATCTTTTGAAGTAAGTCATCTTCAGCAGCTTCAGAAGGAACTTCCTCTGCTTCTTTCATTGGCTTCTTCTCATCACTTGGCTTTGCACCACGAGCTCTCATATCCGGTCTAATGTTTTTAGCACCTTTGCTAATATCTTCTGCTTCTTCTTTATCTGATTTTGCGCCTGATATTGTTCCAGCTATTCCATGACCCATAGAGATCTCTTCGATCTTCTCTTCATCATCAGAACCTTCTTTCTTATCTTTCGCAGCATCTTTCATAGATTCTTCTTTATCACCATCACCATCAATATCGATGTAATCTGGTTTGCTATTTTCATTTAATTTACTAAGGTCCATTGAGAAACCCCAACGTTCATTTAGTAAACCATTCAGTTCTTTATTTTTCCATTTTTTCGTTGACATTTTGCGTATTCTCCTTTCGTAAAAAATATCTTTATTTTTAGATTTGTATTGATCTTCCCAATCTCTAAAACACATATTACCTTCTAAATAGGCTTGTTCTTCCATTTTTCTCAAATGTGGATCTTTTTGAGCATACCCTTCACCTGCAATATGTTCATTATCAAACATACCGCGTTCGTTCTGTGTGTGATGAACCAACTCATGAGCTATAGAGCGCATCATATCCTTTGGGTGGCGACCATCTACATAGACAGTAACCTCCATTGAGGATGGGTCATAATGAGCAGTTTTACCCAACATTGGGTGGTTAGCTCCATCAGAAACAAAGTTGATAGAAGGTGATTTTTTAAATCCAAATTTATCCTTTGCAAAACCATAGAGGTTTCTTACCAAAGGTTTCATCTCAGATATATCGTATTCAGAGTTGTTATGTATTTTACAAGACATATATTAATTAGTCTCCACTTTCTGTATCTTGTGTAATAAGACGGGTATTCTTGTCCCTGTTGAGTTTTCCATAATTACAGCATAATGAACATCTCGCTTGGTTTTCATATTTTGACTTTTGGTTTTGAACTTTACTATAATTCCCCACTGCTCTCTATAATATTCATCGTAATTACAGTCTCGAATGATAGTTCTCCACCTAACATAATCGCCAATCTTGAATTTATCCAAATATACTTCACCTAAGCTCATAATATTCCTTTTTATACTACTTGTATGACTCATCAGGAGCGCAACTATTACACCCACACCCTTCAGGCGTTTTTTGACCCATTTCATACTCTAGATGGTGCTTTACAGTCGAAATATAGTCTACTGCTTTGGTTATTTTACTTTGAACCCATGATTCTAACTGGTCGTTGTCTTCTAACATAGCTAAAAGTTCATTAGAATAGTCTGATATTTGCTGTAATTGCTTCTGGGCCATACTACCTTCATCGTCTGGATGGTCGAAATATGGCTCATTTTGGCCCATAATAGGGTTGTTTTGGGGGGTATCACCAAGCTTTACAAGGGACATCTCCTCATTAATTAGCTTAATTAGCTGTTCTTTTGTGATTTTCATATCAATTTTACCTCATTTTGTTCAATATAACTAGTAAAATCACTATGATTGTAACGTCAAAGCCAGCAAAATAGTAAAATATCATAAAAAACACCACTGATAGGCAAAAGATCAGCCATTTTTCAATAAATTCAGTCATTAATTCCACCCAACCTCTTCAATTTCTTCTTTTGGGACCAGTAAAACAACACCTGTTATGAATTTATAGTGAGAATACACTCTAACAAGACCATCTTTGTCTGGTTTGTTAGATATTAGGTAGTATTCTGCTCTCTTAGGTACCAAAATAGGCGTTTTATCGCTCATTGAGTAGTAATAACCATAACCTTCACCCTTAATTGCGACTTGTTGTAAGGGATTTCCCTTCGAATCCTTAATAAAACTTGCTAAAGTCTCTGCATATAAGATATATTTATCATCTTGAGACGCTATACTGCTTAAATCTTCTTCTGGGAGGCTTACAAAGGATTGCATTAGCTTCTTTAGAGCATCATCAACACTAGAATTGGTGTTTTTAGGTGTCGTTTTTATTATTTTTGACAATTTTGACCTTAATTCTTTTTTTTTTAGTTCTCTTTCCTCTGTAACGTTCGTTAATTGAGGCTTGGGTTTGTTCAAAAGGGTCTTTTTCATCTTTGCCCACGACTGAGACTGGGATGGGAGGTGTTTTACCTCCATGATTGATGGATTATCAATATTCTTGAGGTAGAATTCGATACTATTTATTGCTACTTCTGTCATATTTGACATATAAATGTGTAAATCACTCTCTTGAACCCATACAAACTCAGAGTTCTCTTGAAAATCTTGTATAAAAAGGTCTACAGGCGGCTCTTCAACGGCATATTCTGTCCAAAGTATGCGCATGTCCATATCTTCACCCTTCCAATTGTGAATATATTGGTAAATTAGGCGAGACTGTGGTATTATAAGTCCTGTTTCTTCAGCAACTTCACGTTCATAACCATCAGCAACACCCTTTAGACCACGGTCAGCTTCGATATTCTTGATATGACCCCCGGGAATGTCCCATTTGGTGCCTTCATCGGTCCTTCTGAGGAGTAGAATGCTGTCGTGTAGGTCAGTTATGATACCTTTAGTGACAATATTTGAGTCTTTATAGGCTGAGAGTGATGATAATACTTCAATTCCGTATCTTTGACACTCTAATATCTCTTCCATACTGTCATCATGGTGTAATTCAACACCTAATTGTCTCAATGTCTTTGCTTTTAGGTCGCCTTCTGTGTAATGAACCCTTGTTGGAGGGAATATATGACCAAGATTGAGTAACTGAATGTGATATGGTACAGATTCTTCTGGATAATAGTCCTCTAAAGACCGTTTCCTAGATGTGACGATGTATAATTCAGCACCTTCTGAATGTAATTCTTTAATTTTCTCTATAAATGCTTGATTGTACTCTTGAAAATGGTAAATAGGTAAGTCTGAGTCGTCATCAGAGTCTATCATGTAACTCATGACTATCGTATTGTCCCAATCAAAAGATATTTTTCTATTTTTCACTTGACACCCTCCTTAATTCGTGTTATATTATTATTATAATAAATATATTATTTGTTTCATTCCACTGTAACAATTACAATATAACATATCTGGGAGGATCTGTCAAATGAAATCTAAATCTTTTTTCTTTTATATATTTTCTTTTAATTAATATTATATAATCAATAATAATTACTATAATCATGATTAATAAAATCTATAATCTATAAATTACTGTTTATTATCTTTCATTCTTAATATTCTTTCTTCAGCATACTTTTCACGCATTGTTATTAAACCAGCATCTAATTTTTCTAATGCTTTTTCTAACATTGCATGTTGTAACTGAAGTTTATCTATAACTTTGTCTTGTAAAAGTCGTTCTTCTTCTTTTGCATCTTTTCTAGTTTGATAATTAGCATACAAAAGTGAAGCAGTCCAGAGACCTAAAGGTCCATACTGGGCTAATGATTCAATTAAAATTTCCATATCTCATAAAACCTCCGTGTTTTATGTAAATAGTATAAAACTATGCCAAGTGGCATAAAACTATTTCATAGATTTGGAACCACGGCACTTCCATTTCTTCCGAGAGAGGGCATTTGCACATGGTGGGTTCTTACATTTCTTGATTTTAGCTGAACGAGCACAGTAAGCATCACCTTTCTTGGTTCCGGGACGTATTCTATCGCCTCCACCTTTAGCTTTACCAGCTTGACCAAAAGATCTGCATCTACCATTGACACGTTTTACGTATCTTTTACCTTTTGCTTTCTTACAAGGTTTCTTTTTCTTTTCTTCAAGGTCTTCTATCTCTTGCAAGTAACCTTCCAACTCCTCAGAGATTATATTTTGTAATTCTTCTTGTGTAACGTTCATTGATTCTTCCTTTTTTTGACTAACATTCTTAGCTTTACCTTTTCTATCAGGGTTTGGATCTTCTTTTCTCTTCTTTTTAGCTCTCTTGTCTCTATCTTTCTTTGATAAAGACTTTCTATTGTCAGGATCTCGACAATATGGCTTTGTTTTCTGTCCTTTTTGTTTGGCACAAGGTTTTCCATCATATTTTCCACCGGCTTGGACCCAACCACCGTCGGCAAACCAATCATCTAAACCATAACCTTTGTCGCCTGACTTTTTTCCATCTGTTTTTTCTAGAACTACCTGTTCTACATCAGATCTGGTCATATTCCTTCCTCCATTTTTCTTTTTATTATAATTTTTATTGTTCTTTTTGCCTTTGCTTCTTTTTGTATCTCAACTTCTTCACCATCATCCATAATATAATCACCATCTTCGTGTTTTCCAACATCATCCATGCCTGACAAAGTCTTTTCAACCTCTTCGTCTGATGAATCTGTGCCTTTTACCAAAGGATCGAGACCAGAAGCTCCACCTTCATCTGATAAAATATCTTCCAACTTATCAGGATCAACATGGGTGTACCCCTTTTTTGCCAATTCATTATGATCTTCCTCTTTATTGGCTCTTTTTTTGTCACCAGTTTCTGGATCATACATGTCATGAGCTTCAAACTCTTCATTCATCTCTTCGTTCTTCTCAGACTTGTTGCCCCAATTCTTAGCACCAACTTTGCGACATTTGACAAGAGCACCAGAAGCATAGGCAGAAGGCCAAACATCGTAACGAGACTTCACTTTATGATAGCAAGCATCTTTCTTACCCTCTTCTTCGTTAATTTTCTTGTTAACTTTTACTTTGATTGATTTTTTCATTTTTTGTTTTTCCTCATTTGAATGGTTTTCTTTTTAGAAGCTTCTTTTCTTTTCGTGGCATAATCAAAAGACTTTTTTAGTCTCGCTTTGGCTTCTGGGTCTTTGGCATTTTGATAAGCAGCTCTTGACCTTTGGTGTATTAGATTAATTATTTGAGATTGTCTTTTATGACTCTTAGACTTGAAAGATTCTTTTGATAACGTATCTCTAACATCTTGAACAGTTGCAAACTTAACTGAAACTGTGTCACTAGGATCTTCATCAGTATATAGTCTCCTACCTGAACCTTTTGGTTTTTTACCTGTTCCTTTAGTTGGGTCCTTTCCTTCTTCTGCTTTTACACAGTTGCGGTATGTCTTTCCAAACATCTTTTTTGTTTTTCTTGTGTCATGGGTCTTGTAGCCCTTCTGGCATTTTTCTTCCAAATTCTTTAAAATTTTAACTTTGATTTTCTTTTTATCGTCGCGTTTGCCATCGCCACCACCGCCACCATCACCTCCGGCGTCTCCACCGTAGTCACCGTAGTCGTGATATCCGTAGCCACCCCAATAGACTGCACGTCTTGGGCTGCGTCTTTTCTTTCTCTTCTTACGTTTCTTCTTTTTCTTCTTCTTTTCTTCAACAACTTCCGAGCGAGGTTTGAACAATCCGAGATCAACAATGACGATATCTTGAGTGTACTCTCGAATCATAACATT